ATAGCATTTACCAATGTACCTTCATAACAGCTGATACCCAATGTTTCTTGTAGGTTCGCACTAAACACAATCTTGGCCTGACCCAACAGCTGATGATATTCTTCTTTAGTCAGAGTCCGATCTTGACAGACAATCCATTCATACTCGGGCATTGACTCCGCAAGATCACGGAATATTTCTACTTGTTTCTCAGGTGCTAGACGATGTGGGAATAATATTAGATCACGCTTAGGTAAGTTTTTATATGGAAGTAATACATTCTCCATATACTCCATTGGCCAACCTGTGCGGACTACGTGATTAGGTTTGATCTGATCGTAACCTGTGGCTAATCCCAATAGATTTTTTTCAAATATATCTATATGGAATTCTGTAGCAAAGTAGTTATGATCTATAGCGTAGAAGAAACTTTTCTCTGCATGTCTGACCCAAGGAGCATCACCGATCAATCTACCCAGGAAGTCTTGCGGATCATAACTACCAGCATGCCATAAGGCATGTATCTTTACTGGAATGCCTAACAGCTCTGACATGTATTTTAGATTAATGATGCCAGGATGCCATGCGTCAGTAAAAAGAAAGTGATCACCAGAGATAACTCTACCATCACAAAACAACCGTCCGATAGTTTCAACTTGACATGCTTTGTAGACATTAGTGCCACCAAAATTAAGAAAAGCGCCAGGGGTAGTAGCACTTGGAATATCAGTGGGTCCACTGATGACGGTAACATCATGTCCGTTCTCCTTTAATAGATTAGGCACATGGGTCTTCCATTGACCCGTGTACCTTGTTTCAACTGCTTCTAGATCAACTAGGAATACAGCCATTATTGTCTTCTGTTGTTGTAATTGCGGACAACACCGTTACGGACCTGCCACTGCTGACGTTTCTTACGACGCTCTTGCCATTCTTTGTATTCAACTGAACGATAAAGATCTGCTGGGTCATACCTGATCATACGGAAACGACAGTAGTTTAACCAAGCCTCTAGATCTTGGAAGATCTGACGCACTTCTGATTTCATGTTATATCGACGAGGTTCTTGTGCCATTTTACTCTCCTATACGGACACAGATTGATATGGACGAGTATGATTATACTCAACGTAACACCCATTTTCGCCATCTTCGGATACTTCTATCCAAACATCACGATTGGGATATTTGGCAGCGATCTGTGTATACAAATCATCTGCGATCATCTCACAACTTTTATAATCTAGTTGTAATACTGTATTTACATATAATGATTCCAACCAACGTTTAAATTGTATAAACTCTAGTTCACGGTCATCGTGGAATACATCAATACTTATCTTAAAATGAAATATATGACGATGCGGATGTGCTAGAAAACTAACGTCAGCTAGGTTAGCTTCTGTAGCCGCTGCTGGAAAGCAATGGATACCTTCACGCTGGAAAGTAACCCATATTTTCTTTTGGCTGGCTTTAATTACTCTATCTATCTTTTCACGTTCTTCTAATATCATTTGATTATCTCATCTTTAGCATACTGATCCCAGTCAGTAAATGCTTCTGTTGTAGTTAAATCTCTCAAACGGTGGCACCACACACCTGGATTCGAGTGCTCAAAATCTAAGTCGTCTAGCTTAATTGTAGCATTATATCCCAGCTGTGTCAAGTAGGGTAATTTTACCGAAATTTGTGGAATAAATCTGCGATGTCCAATAAATGTACACTCTAGCACACCTTGTACTACTGCAACGTCAAAGTCTAGGGTACACCAAAGATCTGCGGTCAAGCATTGATCAATCATACGTTCCCATGGACGCCACCCATCAGCATCATCTGTGTCTAACTTGGGAAAACTTTGATTAGCACCAAAATAAATGTGCCTACAATCTTTTTCTTTAGCTAGTGCGATGATTTCTTCTGCAGGTTGTACACCTACTACAAACAATGTCATCATTCCGTAAGCAGGAGTCCGTTCAATCTCCACGCCTGTAAAGTATGTTATATCTTCTTTTACGCCATCAGTATAATCACGCTTCATCGTATTCTGCCAATTTCTTTTTAGTGTCTTCAATATCACGCTTGATACCTAATTTCTCGTGTTTAATTTTGCCGAGATGCATGTCATCTAGGTAATGACTGTAGCCATCTTTGATTTTCTTTTCTAATGCTGTATGGCGTTCTTCTAAATGGGTTAAGTGATGTTGTAACTTTTCTTTATTCATATTCCATCCCTTTATGATAATAAATCTATTCCGAATGTCTGATTAAAATTTTGATTTCTTATTTTATCCATAGTCGATGTGTATTCTATAAATTTAGTTGATAGTGTTTCGTTTATTATACTATCATTTAGATTTTTTTGCAATGAATTTAATGTTCCTAAGCTACTAATATGAACTGTTTTTTCTATATCTGTTAGTATCAATAACGTTTGATGGATTTCTATAAGTGCCTTATCTTTTAATTTTTTAGTAAGCACTTGTGGATGTAAGAAATTAGGAGTATCGCAAATTGCACACCATATCTCTAATGGTTGGTTAGGAAATTTTTCTTTCTGCGTCTTAAAAAATCTTGCCAAATTACTTAAATCTAAAACGCTATACGCACTCAATACAGTATTAAATGCAACACTGTGGCCTAATAATAATATTTGATCGATGTTATCTTGTAATTTTTCCCACTTAGTACCATTTCGTACATATTCAGCAGTAGATCCAACCCCGTCGATACTTATAGTCCAATGCACATTATTGAATTTTTTAACCAATTTTAATATTTTATTATTAATAACTGAACCATTGGTAGTGATTAATATTTCACAATCGGTATTACCTAATGCAATCAATTCTTCAAATACACTAATATTTTCTTTAATTAATAATGGTTCTCCTCCGGTAAAATTAATCCGTTTTACAGTCGGAAGGAAAGTAATTAAATCAGATCTTATTAAGGTATTCTCCATGTGTATGTTTGACGTAATACTATAATATGTTTTTAGTTCTTCATGTTCTGATAATTCTCTGGATATTTCGCTACTAAATGCCGGCTCACAGGTCCTGCAACTGAAGTTACATAGATTACTATGTCTTAGGTCAAGATATTCTGTCTGAGTAGGAACGGTATCTATATTATAATCCCAATCATTCAGTGCTAGTGTTCTGGTGCTATTATATCCTTGATTTTCTAAACGGACACAAGATTGGCAATCAGGAGGTATATCACCATTGGTGATGGTTTCTCTTACTACCTTTATGTAATCAGAATTAGCAAATTCTGTAGGAGTTAGGTTGAGTTTAGTACCACTACTACAACACATTTTAATTCCGTCTGCTTGGATAAATTGATGTATCCAAGGCAAAGGGCAAAAGAATTTAGACATCTTGTTCTAATTCATCTAGTCTAGTTTCATCTAAGCCGCTGTCATCTACATGGTGTTCTTCCACGGGATCGTCAGTTGCAAATAAATCATTAAACGTAGTGCTAGAGTTCATAGTTTTTTTACCTATAGCACCTCGTGTGCCAATGATACCCATCCAATACTTGTTATAGTATTCAATCAATGCCAAGGCATCTTCTCTGTTGTCAAGTGCGAATATCATATCTACTATGTCACGGAAATTGTTAACTCCATAGTTCCTCGGGGTCTTCTTGTCTGCTGTTTCAGAATTCAACATGGCTGGACGTATATTAAGATCATATTCACGATTGGCTTGTTGTACTGCTGTTAAATGGCTCCAAACATTATGCCCCATCTGTATAGCATAGCTAAAACTGTCCCAGCTGGTCTTGCCTTCTTTGTTGATCTTATTTAGATCGCCTGGCGCATAGATACAAATATCTTTAATAGTGCAACGTTGGCTAATTGGACTCTCTGTAAAGTTTTCAAAGATCTTATCTTGTATGACAGCGTCTTTAAATCTGCGTGTGTCCTTGGCATACTTCTTATCATCTACACTGGGTACCATACGATATACCCATTTCTCTTTGTCTACTATCTCTGTCTGGATATAAATCTGACCGTTAGCACTTGCTAAGAATGGACTTGCACAGTCAAAGGATATAGTAAATTTAGGATTATGATATTTACGCACTGCACGTTGTATATCTGTTAATAAACAAGCCCATTCAAGTTTACTTGTGCCTAAGAAGTGCATCCAATCATGAAGTCCTTCTTCTAATAGCCCATCAAAACGTAGTGCTACTAATCTTTTCAGCACAAGATGCACATCGCACATATTCTGCCCACCCATGGCCCAACCATTGAATGGCTGTTCATATTGATTAGGATCACAGTATTTCTTCATGCGTTGATACCAATCTTCTGCTTCTGCGTGATTTTCACCTTGTAATACGTTTAAGAACTTACACGCACCTGTACGGTGTTTCATAAAGTAATCGTTATTGATATATGTGCCTTCTACAGCTTCCATATAACTAGTAATACCACTGGCTTTGCGGCCTTCTGGTGATCTACATACCCATGCTGGAATATCCAAGATCATACCATAGTCCATATAAGCATCCATCCATGCTAACACTAGCTCACGTTTTTTCTGTGCCTTAGGACATGCAGGGTTCTTCCAATCACCTTCCCATACACCCTTACCAATCTGGAACCCACCGCTATCACCTAATACAAACGATCTACTTCGATCACGATTACGTATCATGTCTTCTTTAGGACTGACTTTATTTGTATCAAGTTCTGCGTGACCTGCCGAATACAGTGCCCATTGATATGGAAAATAAGCGGCATCTGGATTGAGCCAATTAAGACCCTCAATACCGTTTTCAAAGTCTGCCGGAACTCGTGCAGGATCTACATATAGGTCACCAGTTTCGACATTAGGAAAACGTTGCTTGCCTACATAGGTAGCATAGAAGCCACTCAATGCTGGTAAGAATACAGCATAGTCTAGTTGCTTGCTGGTTAAATTATCACGTTCCATAGTATCTCAATGAATTAATTAGTTTATAGTCATTAGCATAGTGTTTTTTTAATTTTAACACAAATTTTGTATCATTGTCAATGATAGTTTGATATTTGATTTTTAATTGTTGTTTTCCTATATTTAGATCTGAGGCATTATATTGTTTCATATTATCAACATCTACATGATAACCAAACTTGTTAAACCAAGTTTTTAAATTTGCTCTTAAACGATCATTGACCATAAAGAAATCAGTTTTATCGATCACGATATCTTGTATGAAATAATCCTGTGTTTCTGTGTGATCATCGAACGTTATCTGTTGATAATCAATATTGGTTTGCTTACTATTAAATTCATACTCGGCCATACCACTTATCCAACGGTCAATTGGATCACGTAATGCTACCAAGTATCTATTAGATTTAACCAATTGATCACTACGTGTAAATGCTAAAGTTGATAACAAACATCCTTTAATAAAACTACTAGCACATTTAGGTATATGGACATAGGTAACATCTTGATCGTAATCAACCCAACATTCGCCTAAGATATGACCTAAATGTGCCCAACGATCATACCCTGGTTTCATTACTTACTCTGTGCTGGTAAGATGTAGTTGTATGTAGCAAGTCCTGAGTTAACAGTGATCTGTGCCGCACCCTCGTCGCTGATACTAAATTTCTTATCACCTGCTAGGTTTAAGATACTCAATACAGCATTAACTGGCCATGACCAATTTTTACTTAATGTACCAGTAACACCAGCTTGAAACACAAAATTACCTGCGTGACTACTATGATCGCCAAATGATAATTCTAAATTACCGTTGTTAGTTTTAGCAGTGAAATTTGCTTCTTCTGCATTTGCACTAGCTTGGAATTTAAGTCTTTGGATATTAGCCACTGTTGGTTCAAATTCTACATGCCATGTCACTGGGCGCATCTTAACTGTTTTGAGTTTGTCGTTGACAATCTCTTGGCTCATAAAACGATAATCATTTTTAAAGTCACCTGCGGCATTTTCAAAATGTAAGCCTACTGGAACAGATTGTCCATTTCGATCTTGTTTAGTCAACGTGATTTTAGCATTTTCTTTGTATTCTGGAATACCTAAGATAGTGTTTAGTTTACCTAAGTTTGGCATACCAAATGTACCAATAAATTCTGCTACTGGTCCGTTTAATTTAGCCTGGACGATAACACTGCGATCTTCTGCTAGTGCTTCGATATTAGTTTCTGAATCTGTGCCTGACACTTTAACTAGGTCAATAATGCCCAAGCCATACGTGTTACGAACGATGTCTAATAGATGGTCTCTCATTTAATTCTCCTTTGATAATATATTTTATATGGTTTATTTAGGTTTTGCAATGGGTTTGATGAAATTATTTTGATTGTACGGTGCCCATGGCCTGTCCTAGTTTGATTGTGGTTAATGTTCCCGGGCGACGAACTTCTATCCAGCTGGTCCAACTATTTGTTTTCCAATCGTGACGATGAGGATCTGGAATAGTTTCATCTAGAATAGTCCAAGTTGGGGTACTAGTATATTTAGATTCTAGATCATACGTAGCAACAATTTCAAACCCCACACTCTGAGCTAACTTTTTCATCTGATCAGAGTTTGCCCAACATGCTTGTTTGCTGTCTACTAATGCTGCAGAACTTTCTATGTTGCAATTATTGTAGCTAAACATCAATACTCCACCGGGTCTCAATAGATTAAACATCAGTCTCAAATAGGATTCAATGCGGTCAAATAAAACATAATTTAAGAAATCCCAACAGAGTATGAAACCAAATTGAGATTGTGGTAATAGTGATAAATCAAAATTTGTTATGTCATATAGCCGAACTCTACGCTGATAAACATCAGGATACGTGGAAATTATTCTATATAAATCAGACATGTTTGATGATGCTAGATATAAAGGATCACTGGCTACCATGGAATTAATATGGTCTGTAGCACTTACATATTTCATCTCTGATTCAGATAAAGGGTTCGTCTCATTCTCAGAGAAGCCTGGGTAATACCTACAATTTAGCTGCAATCCAGGATACTGCCAACTACTATAACTACTGATCCTGGATTGAACGACACTAGTCACATCTGAGTTAGCCCATAAAAAATATTCATTTGATTCCTGTGAAAGTGTTGTACCTAGAACCCTGATGTCGTCTTCGATTTCCTTCAGAGATTGATGCATGAAATCTATTATATCATTATTGTCAGAGAGTAATTTCTGATATATCTTTGTATATTGATCTATATATTGACCATAATCATACTCAGACTGGTCAAACTTATGCTGTAGATTTTCTATAGTAAGTAATTTTTCAGATATTATGTCATCTAAGGACAAACTATCGATGATATCTCTGACGTTGTTTTTAAATCTTACTAGTTCGCTTAATTTGGTCATCATTCAAAAGTAAATAAATTATCAAAGGTTGTGGCAATCTGTGTGTTCTCGGCGATTTGCCATTTCAACACACCTAATAAGTTTTCTACCTTTTGATCTACAATACCAGTTTCCATACTAGCATCATCAAATGGTAACTCTTTAAACCACGCAGGAATGTGTGTTTCATCTGTAGGATAACCCACACTGCTATAGCCCAGGGGATTTTCTTTTAACTTACACACAACGGTTTTCATACCGTCGACGATACTCATACTGTATTGATCACCCATCATACGTTTTAAGTTGTTCCAATTCATCGCTGCACGCACATGTCCCGGCATGTTAGCTTTACCCAGACGTTCTTCTTCTTTACTGTATTTGGTTAGGTTGTTTACACGTTTGGGAGTGCCTTTCTCCCAAGCCGGACGCTCTGTAAACAGTAACTTAAAGTCACGTACCTTGGTAATAATAGTATCACGGTCTGCGCCAGTTAATACAGATAATAAGACGTCACTCAAGAAGTCCTGGATTACCTTTGGAGTATCTGATCTCTTCAAGTCTAAACCCATGGCTTTTACTTTGCCTGGAGTACTGTGACTATCTAAACGATGACCTTCCATATCATAGATCAGCACTGCATAGCGTTTCTTCTTAATGAATAGGCCTTTGAGTGCTACCAGTTCACGACCACCTTTGATTAGTTCACCTTGCTTACGTGGAGTATGGAATGCACGCTCGCAGAATGCTGGAAAACTTTCATTGACTTGATCTGCGATGCTGTCATACAAGCCCACTGCTATGTCTTTATTCCATTCCATCTTACCTGCCTCAACATCAGCCTTGACCATTGGATACGCACTAAAGTAACATGAGTCTGTATCACCATATATGATCGCTTCACCAGTGTGATCATATACACCTGTTATACATTCGTTTATGTATGCATCCATGTGACGGGCAATAGTCCTGCCTGTAAGTGTAGTTGATTGACCAATGCGCTTGTCAAAGAATCTACAACCTGGATTAAGAATAGCACCATACAAACTGTTAAGATTAATCTTTTTAACCAACTGTCGCTTGTCCCAGAACGCCGTGTCTTCATCTGTAGTTGCTTCTTTCTTCTTAGCCTGCATGTCTTGACGTTCAGCGTACCAACGTTCTAGCAAGCCAGGAATAACACCTTTGCGTTCATTATTAAAGATAGTGCCATTAGCTGATAATATCCAAGGCTTGTTGCTGTCAAATATTAGTCGCCAACAGTCCGCGGCACTTAATATATCACTGGAGCCGTTGGCCCAGTCAATGGTAATCTCTGTGCCAACTTCACCATTCATCACAGCAGTATACTCTAACGATCCAAATAAGTTTTCCCATGCGTCAGCAAAACTGCTACCCGATGTTTGTTTTTCTTTGATATAGTGTTCAGTCATTGTAGGACGCAGTTGACCTACAATAGTTTCTGGACCCATGTTTAGGGCACGAATCGCTGAAGGATATAGTGAGTTGATGTCAATGGCACCGATATAATCATGCATGCCCGCCTTGGGTGTTGCCACATAGGCACCTGCGGCCTGTGTATCAAACTGTTCATCACGATTACGATTTGGTACTACCATGCCTAGTTGATGTGCTTCGTTGATGATGGCCTGTTCGGTAACTGCCACTGCACCCATAGTAGTTTGTAGTAATACAGTATTATCATGCGCCAACTCATTAGCAAGATCCAAAAATCTTAGCTTGGTATCTAATTTGTGTAACAAGGCTGTGTCTTGGCGATTGTATTCGATGAATTTAGCAAAGTCTTTGTTATATAATTGATCTAAGGTTCCTTCGTACTGTGTTTTACTTTCACCTAGTTCATATTCTGAAATAGCATCCAAACTGTAACTATGTCGCTCTTCATATGTATACTTGCGATAAAGTTGCATATAGTCCATATGAACACGACCAATCAAATCAAATGTCATATTAGCCGCACCAAAGCGTTCAAACTCACGTTGCTTGGGGAACTGCCCCCATAAACAGAATCTGCGTGTGTCATCTTTGCTCAGCACACGATTGGTACGCTGTACCATGTACGGAATATCAAAGCCTTCACTGTTCCACCCACTTAAGATGTCAGCATCGTCGATCAAGTCCAAGAATGTTTTAAGCAAGTCTTCTTCACGTTCCATCAGGAAACAGTTATCATACTGCTTACAGATCTCTTCAGCAGTTTCCCAACTCATGCTCTTAGGTGGGATAACCATGGTAACTAATTTGTCTAGCCAATCTAGATATACTGACACAGCAGTAATTGGATTGAATGGATCTTCTGGACGACTGAATCCTCTGACTGGATCAAAGTCAACCTCAATGTCGAAGAATGCTGTTTGTAGTTTGGGAGATTTTTGTCCTAGATAGTTTTCTTCGAGACAACGGAACACGGGATTGATGTCACTTTCCCAGATGCGTTTACCTGAATTGATTTTAACTTCTTTGTGGAACTCTTTGCCTATGCGTGTGCTAAAGCGTGACACTGGGGTGTCGTATATAGTACGGAACTTACCACGAGGATCATCGTAGTAGAATGTATAGTTTGCAGAATATTCTTTGTATTCTCTTTGTCCATTCACACGCTCAACGATATAAATGCGATCTTTTGTTCTATCGAACAATGCGTCTACGTAACTCATCTTTTTCCTTTTTGTGCGACTTCTAGCTCACACACACTCTTCATGCCCGGAGTGGGCGGTATTCTATTAATTATACAGCAATCTAGCATATCCTACAAGATCTACTAGAAAAATAGTCAGGCTTGTCATGAACAATCCAAAACTTCCTCTGCTCAATGCTGAGTACATGCTAATCGCTAGACAGCAAAAGAACAATGGATATACTACTAAAAATGGTACATTAGGTACAGTTGCGGCAAAGGTCACTACAACTATGATGTTTAGAAACCAATTAAAGACTTCTAAACATAATCTAACCGGATGGCTGTGCCAATCTTTCTTTATAAAATTGACAGTTTTGTGCCAGTCAATCAAACCGTGCGACCAACAGTTTCTAAGATGTCTGTCAGAGTTTCGTGGTCAGCGTTAGTTTCAGTTAATTTTGATTTTTGGGCGATCTTGATAGCTTTCTTAAGGATAGCTGGTTTGATTTCTAATTCTTCTGCCACTGCTTTAACGGTATCATTTAGGCCTGCTGATAAGTCTTCTACTTCTTGCAATACTGCGATACCTTCGTTGATTAATTGCGTTAGTTTGGCTTTTTGTTCGCCTGAAAACATTTTTGATGCCATGGTTGACTCTCCCTGATTGAAAAATTTATTATACTATAATTATATATCCGTGTCTAGTGTTTTTCAAAAAAATCTATAATCGGATCTACTATTTCTTTTTTGACACGCTCTTTTATTAATTGGATATCAAAAAACAAATGATGATTATGTAGTGTTTTTTCGATTGTTAATTTATCATATTCTATATACTTAAATAGTTTTATATTATCCACTATTTTTTTAACCCTTATTAATTTATCATGACAAGTATCATAACTTTCATCAAAAAGATTATCATAAGTTTCAAATCCTTGATTACGTAGATAGTTTAGTAATCCTGGTTGCCCAAAAATCATGAAAGGATGATAAAATGCGATAGGTTTGAAACTCTTTTCAGTTACGTGTAATATTTGTTTATCATTTATCGAAGTTTCTGATACTAGGCTAAAATAAGTCTGATCATACCACTCAGGATTGAAATATCTTTGATTTTGCATAAGTGTCCCAGAAAAATTTGTTGGGGCATCATTGGGCAAATATTTTCCTAGTCTTTCAATATAACTGTAAACAAACTCGTTCAAATATTCTCCAACATGATCAAACAGCAGATCATGACTTTCTTTGCGTAGGCCCATAGGCATTAAGGCTTTTTTGGAATAATTCCTATTGGGAACATATTGACCATAGCCTTTTCTATAGTAGAGCAAAGCTTCGTGATACCAAAACCAATTGAGATTAATTAATCTGAAAGAATTAGGCAAACTTAATTCACCAACACCCCATAAAAGGTCTATTATTAATGGATACCCCTGTTGATGTAGTTCTTGATACCAGCGGTCTGCTGTAAGATTTGAAACTAAAAGTGAATTCGCTTTTTCTGGTATTTGATCTTCTATATACACTATATTAAAATATTCTGATATTAGATCTGTAAATGCTACTTGATGGAAACTGGTCCAGTTACTTTTTGATAATACTAAATTGATCTTCATGAAATCCTACATTTACGTAATATTCTTGTTGCAGTTTGGAATTGGTAAGCCAGATCATCGTATAGATCTTCTGGAGGTCTTTCAGCATAAGCACGGCTGATATAAGCCATCTGCCCCATGTCAGCATAATATATCTCAGTGGGCCAACGTGGACGACCCCACTCCATGCTGTTGATCAACAAGCATTCATCGCCTACATTTTTCAGCATTTCTTTTTTAGCTTTGACTGGAAGATTGACACTGGTCAGTAGTTTAACACCCACCGGAACTGTGTTGACCAAGGGTTTATCTAGATAGTGTGCGAACAAATGGACTATGTATGCTTCTACTTCGTGTGCCAAATTAATTGTTAGTTCGCACTCTGCTCTGCGAACGATATCATACGACTCTCTTACGTAGATATCCCAATTGGTCATCTACATTACCATTTACGGCATGACCAATATCTAGCTTTGGTACGAGGCCCAGGATTTGCACAGTTATGACGGGCACGGAATGATTTTCTGCGTGCTGGAATGTATTTCTTGATGCGCATGTTAGGATCACCAAAGTTTACTTTTTTGATATTGCCAGTACTAGGATCCTTAACATAAACCTTAAACTTCTTAACATCACCACGCATAGGCTTACCAAGAGGTACTTTACGACCATGATACTCTGCTTCATCCAACTGCTGATCTTCGTTATACCACATTTCACCATAGGCTTCGTAAAATTCATCTCCCTCGTAGGTTTCTTCGATGGGTACACAGTTGTTTACATGTACACCACCTTTGACTTTAGTCTTACC